CAGCTAATGGTTCTTCAATAGCTTCTATAATAGTCCCTAATGATGCATAGGATGATTTAAAGAAGGGATTCTTAGAATCCTTAGTAATTGCTCCAACCTTTACTTTGAAGGTTATAAGAGCTTTGCAGATGTTTTTAATTGATTCGCTTTTTTTCATTGTTTTGATTTTTTTGATTTATTAATATTAAAATGTCTAAGATTGCACACATACTTACATACCATATAACTCCGATGATAAGGAATATCACGATGCAATAATGTTTAAATGGTTAGCAGTAATAGTGTATTGCTCAATATATTCTTCTTTAGTAATTGGGATGCCTGTTTCAAGCAAATCTCTTATTTTATCAACAGTAAATTTGTCAGCTACACCTTTATCATCATTTAGATAAAAGTTAGAAATTTGTTCTTTGTTGATACACAAAATTCCAGTGTCATAAATCTTATAATAGATTCCTCCCCATTTGTTTTGATAATAAGTTGGAGTGTCAAACTCTACATAAGATGTGTGTGATGTTGTAATTGGTAGTTTCATTTTAATTTGTTTTTAGATTGTTTTTGATTTGATTAAAAAAATAGTTTGTCTAAAATTTGGTTTCCGAAGATGCAGATTAAAATAATAATTGTGCAAGTGACTGCTGCTTCAAGATTAGAAGCTTGTTGTTCTTGTTGTTCGTGTTGTGGATTGATTTGTTTTTTCATTTGTTTTGATTTAGAATTGATTTGTTTTTTTATTTGTTTTGATTTAGGATTCAAAAATATATCTTTTAGAATTACAAAACAAAATTATTTAGGATTATTTTTAAAATATTTTTCTATAATAACATAACTTACTGATAAACAATAGTGTAAGTACATAAAAAAAGCCAGTGTAGAAACACTGGCCGTTCACAAAAAATCAAAAAAACAAATCAGAACAAGTAAAAAAAACTAATCATCTTCATCGGTATCAAATAATTCATCATACATTTCAGTAATGCAAATATCTATTATCTTAATGGATTTTCTTTTAATTCTTTTTATTCTTTTTTCAGCTTCCTTAGATATGATTGCAGTATCAATATCTTCAACAGCAGACAAAGCAAAGTAAGCTGAATTAATGTAATCTCCAGCAGTAGTAAATTCAACAATTCCTTCCTCAAGCATTTCAGCTTCAGTTGTCAAGTTTTCCTTGACTACTTCAGTAATAATTTCTTTAATTTGTTCGGTTGTAGAATTGTTTTCAGTTTCCATTGGTATTTTTTAACAGTTGCAAATCAGGTCTTTCTTCATCAACCCTCCTTCCCATTTGCTTTTCATTTATCCTTATAGAATTTAATCTCCTGTACTTCTTACATAAGCTTTCAAGTAATGTAATCTTTTCTGATGTTGGAACATATTCCAAAAGCTTTTCAACTTCTCTTTTAATCATTTTTTTATTTATCTGTTTTAGTATGAAATTTATTGCAGGTCTTACACTTGAATCTTACCTTCTTAGTTCCAGTAGCACTTATAGAAGTAGCTGCTCTTATTAGTTCATCCGAACCACATTCAGGACAACTTCCCCTATCCCCACCAAATCTTACTCCATAATGCGTCTTTGATTCAATGTGACCTGATAACTTTTTATAAACCTTCTCAAGCAATATTACATCCATTTGGCAATATTTCACCATCTTGTCCATAGATTTTTTACACTTATGAAGAACAATATCCTTCCAAAGATTGTAATCAGTTTTAATCTTGCTTCCTATTCCTAAGAACTGAGCAATATAATTCAAACGATTAGAATTAAATCTGAACTTTGACCTACTGATTTTTAGTGTGTCAATGGTCTTGTAAGATGGGAACATTTCAATCTTATGATATAGGCACCTGGTCCTGATCCAAGCTAAGTCAAATCTGTCCCCATTATGACCAACAAGTTCATCAGCTTCATTTGCTACTTTAATAAACTTTTGAAGTAAAGCTTTGTCACATTGCTTAGAATCCCAATGAACAAATTCAACATTCTTATCATCTTCCCACTTCCAACAAATACAGATGATAGCTCTTTCCTTTATGATGTTAGAAGTGTCAATATTTTTCTTATATCCAGCTTCCCAAAATAAACCTACGTTTGGACTTGTTTCAATATCAAAAAATAATCTTCTTCTTTGTGTTCTTAATTCTTTTGATTTGTTTTTAACAATCATATTGTAAAGTATAGATTTGCTTCTTCTTTCCTCCTGTTCACAAGTCCTTTCAGAACCTTTCCCCCAGCAGTGATATATTTGGTTTCAAACCAATTCCTTATTTCACTATCACTTGCTTTTTTACTTACCAATGAGAATAAAGTATTTGATCCTCCAGTATTCCAAGTATGAGATACCAGTGCATCAAATTGATTCTGATTAATAATAACCTTTACATTTTTTGTCACAATTCTCTCAAACTTTGTGACAATATTATTAAATAATTCTTCAGCTCTTTGTTTGGTTATTATATCCCCAGGTTTAACCTTACTCCCATCCTCATAAAAAGTATTACCAAATCCAATAGTATCTCTACCAGCACTGCACTTATAGGCAGCCAGTTTGCAAGATTCCCACTTCTTAATTAAAGCAATTCCTTTTTTTCCTATTGTCATTTTTTATTTCTAAATAGGTGAATTAAAATTGAAACTATTAAAGCAATCAAAAGCCAGATGTTTAATTTAGTTGAACGATCATACCTTTTATGAGCTTCTTCCCTTTCGTTCTGTAAGTATTGAATAGTGTACTTATCAGCAGTAGAAACCATTATCACTGTGTCGTGGATAGCAGGAAGTTGTGTGTAGACTTTTCTATATTTCCAAACTATGTCTTGACAATCTTTGACAAGTCTAATATTGACAACTGTGTCAAGTTTAGTAATGGTATCTAATTTAAGCTGATTCAAGGTGTCTATTTGCTTAATGAATACTTTGTATGCAGTAGAGTCAGAAGTGCCTTTAAATTGGCTGCAAGGATACCACAAAGAAGATTTCTTTGCTACTAATTCAGGATAGTTTATTTGTGCCTTATTTAAAGACCTTTCAGCTTTCTTTTGGGTGTAGCATCCCAAGCATCCAAACAAAAAAAAGATAGATAAAAGTATTGTAATTACCCTCATTAGTATTATTTTTGTATTGGATTTATAGATAAAAGATTAGGGTAACCGAGCTCCGTTTCTACGGAGCTTTTTTTATAAGTGCATTAAGTGAGTGTGGTGCAGTACTTTTCAATCCTGCATTCTGGAATGAACCCAGTCTTTTCTTTAGATGAACCCTTTCACTATTACTTATCCATTATTTATCCTTCTTGAAAGTTTGTCCAGTTGTATTAGTGAACAAATTTTTCAATAAATAACCCAATGCTGAAGTTAATGCAGTAGTGCCAACTAACTTCCAATCAAATACTAAGCTCCCAGCTTGTACTGTTGTGTAGACAATTGTCAATACTGAAGTCAATACTGCGAGAATCAATCCTTTGCCTAAATCGTTTAGGTCAATGTTTAAAAATGGTGAGTTCATATTGTGTTTGTTTAGTTTACTAAGATTCTAATTTCTTAATTCTTACTTCGTGATCCTCTACATCAGCACTTAATCTTTCAATGTCTTTGGAATGGACAACATTATCAAGTAGTATTTTTTCTACCTTCTTTTCAAACCTATCAAGCTTAGATATAAAGGTTTGTCCAAGATAACCAATAATTCCTATCACTATAAGCATTAGCCAATTTGTCAATTCCTGTGGTGTCATAGTATTTAAATTAATTCAAGATTTAAAGTTTGAGCAACATAATTCCATATTACATCATCGGAAGCTCCCCATTGCTGAATTACTGAAGATGGGATTTCAACAGTACCCGGGAAGTAATCTAATCCATTTGCTTGTAAAGTATAAGCTACTATCCCACCTCCATCATCAAAAAAATAATGATAGAAATCTTTTAGACATAAAGTGTCAATAGTAATGTCACCAGTATCAGGTGACCAAGTAGTCTTTGTTTGAATTTGTCTTGTGTTCATATTTATATTTATTGAATGAATATTGATCCGTAAACACTTGTATTGCCTGGTGCAGTAGTCCAAGCTGGAGTTGTTGTTATTATCTCAATATAATCCCCTGCTGAAACTGCAATACTTAATCCTGTTGCTGAAAATATTTTATCTTGAGAAGCATCTCCAACAGAAGAAAATGTTGTATTTGAAGAATTATTTAATCTTATTGACAATGTCCAAGTTTGAGTTGAAGTTGCAGCAGTTGTTCTCATATAAATTTGACCACCTTTAATAGTCCCTGATTGTGGTATATAAACTCTTCTAATCGCAGCAGTACCAATTGCTGAAATAACAGGTATTCCAAAGTAATAAGTTGTTGAAGCTAAAAAGTTAGTTTGTGTAGCTCCTAAATTTAAAGCATATCCTTTAGCATCTATTCTTGAACTAAGTGTAGCAGTGTCTGTTTTTCTTA